GAGTGGGTATATTGGTAATATTAGATTTAATAATGGAGGAGATAGATTAAAATTATTAAATATATCTCAATGGGGAAGTTTAAAAATAGCAGGAGCTGGATCTCAATTTTTTGGGTGTGGTAATTTAACCTTAAACAATATATCTGATACACCTAATTTATACTCTAAAAACCTAACTACTCCAACTTTAAGCGCTTCTATTTCTACAATGTTTAGGTCATGCTCATTACTAGTAACCATTAGTCGACTTGATCAATGGGATACAAGTAAAGTGGGATTTATGGGTCAAGCTTTTTACAATAACAATAAATTTAATCAAAATATAGGAAATTGGAACACAGGCCAAGTATCAGATATGCAATTTATGTTTGCTATGCCATCTACAATAATAGGAGAATTTAAAAATGGTGGTAGTAATTCTATAGGTAATTGGGATGTTAGTAATGTTAATAACATCAATTCAATGTTTTACGGTCAAGGGGCTTTTAACGTTAATTTAGGAAATTGGAATGTAAGTAAAATTACTAATTTTGATTATGCATTTGCTGGTACAAGTGCGACTAGAACTAGTTCATTTAATAACGGAGAAAGTGATTCTATTAAAAATTGGAATGTATCTAGTGCATCTAGAATGTATGCTACATTTTATGGGGCTTCACAATTTAATCAACCAATTGGAAGTTGGGATGTAAGTAATGTTACTACTATGGCAGCTATGCTTGGTCATTATTATGGAGGAGCTACTGGTTCATTTAACCAGCCACTAAATAATTGGAATACCAGCAAAGTAACCGATATGTCTTATTTATTCGCAGGACAATCTAATTTTAACCAAAATATAGGATCTTGGGATACATCAAATGTTACAAATATGCTTCATATGTTTAATCATCCAAGTAGTATGCCTAGAGACGGTGTATTTAATAATGGTGGAGACCCTTCTATTAAAAATTGGAATGTTAGCAAAGTAAAAGAAATGGGATATATGTTTTTAGGACAACCTTATTTTAACCAAGAAATAGGATTATGGAATGTATCTGCCCTTACATCTTCTTTAGGTATGCTCTCAGTTAATATTGCTTCTAAATTCAGTGCTAGTCAATTTAATAATAGTGGAAGTAATTCTATTCAAAATTGGAACACAATTAATCTAGTAAATGCTAATCAAATGTTTAGTAATGCTTTTGCATTTAACCAACCTTTAGGAGGATGGAAAATAACCTCAATGTCATCGGCAGCATCATTTATGTTTGGTAAAACATTTAATGATTATTCTACTTCAAATTATGATGATCTTTTAATAGGATGGGCATCTCAATCCGCTAGACCAAACGTATCAATTAATTTTGGAACAATACGATACACAGTAGCTGCTTCTGCTTCAAGAGCAATATTAATATCACCACCTAATAGTTGGACAATAGTAGACGGAGGACAGATATGATAAAATGGTATTTAGCAACAAATGAAATAGATGTTTTCCATTATGGTTCAATGGAAGAAGAATGGCAAATAACAACTGGTCAACCTAAATTATTTTTTTATAATACTAAAGAAGAACTTATTATTGCTTTAGAATTATATGAGCAACAATACCAAGAACCTGATACAATAGAAGATACCTCTTCCCCCATACCTATCTCAGAACCACCTCTCCCTGAATAATACGATTCATACAGTTTTGTATATTTATAACAAAACCTAACATATGAATATCCCTATATATCCTGGTTCTAGTTCATTTTTTCCTGGTTTAACACCATTTGGATTTTATGACTATGATTATCAATTCCAAACCGACGCAGACAAAGTAATAACATTTTGTGCTCGTAGATTAGGTTATCCAATAATGGAAGTTGAATTACAGGATATAAATTTTTATGCTGCATTTGAAGAAGCAATTACTACTTATGGCAATGAATTATATGCTTACCAAGTAAGAGATAATATGCTTACTTTAGAAGGAGCACCAACTACATTAGATGTAAATAATGCTCTTATTACTCCAAATATGGCTACTATTGTTCGCTTATCACAACAATATGGTGAAGAAGCAGGAGTGGGAGGAAATGTAACTTACTACAGTGGATCGGTAGCCTTAACATCTAGTATTCAAGACTATGATTTAAAACAATGGGCTATAGATAATAACATTTCTGGGGGAATAGAAGTTAAACAAGTATTTTACTACCCTATACCCGCAATTAACCAATTATATGCACCATATGGTGGATTTGCCGGACTAGGTGGAGTACCATCAGCTGGTATGTATGGAGGTGGTATGTTAGGTAGTGGATATGGTACCGGTTATTTAATGATGCCTTTATCTTACGATATGTCTACAATTCAAGCTATTGAAATGAGTAGTCAAGTTCGTTTATCTAATTATTCCTTTCAACTTATTAATAATAAATTAAGAATATTTCCAATACCACTAAATGATAGTGTTGATAATGGTCGTATTTGGTTTAATTATATAAAAATGGAAGATAGATTACTTAATAGTGTATCTGAAAATCCTAATGGAGGTATAATCACTAACCCTTCTAATGCTCCATATGATAACCCAACTTATAGTTTAATTAATTCTATAGGTCGTCAATGGATATTTGAATATTGTTTAGCACTTTGTAAAGAAATGTTAGGATATGTGCGAGGTAAATACTCAACTGTACCTATCCCTAATCAAAATATAACCCTTAACCAATCAGATTTACTATCATCTGCTACAGCTGATAAACAAGCTTTAATAGAAAGATTAAGATTATATTTAGATGACATGTCTAAAAAATCTCAACTTGAAAGAAGAAAAGATGAGAGTGAATTTAGAAGACAAGAAATTAACAATGTACCAATGACAATTTATATAGGATAATGGCTTTATTTGGATCTTCTAGAGACATATCAATGTTTAGATACGTCAACCGAGAGTTGTTGGGAGATGTTATTACTCAACAATGTGCTTTATACAAATATATTTTAGATAAAACTAAAACAAACATGTATGGTGAAGCATCAGGGGGTAAATTCTTTGATGGTCCTGTATTATTAAATGCTCTTATTACTGTAAATGATAATACAACTCCTATAGATGATTTTGGTGTTAGTTTTGATTGGAGTATTGAAGTAGCATTTTTAAGAGATGATTTAGTAGACGCAAACACACAACCAGAAGTAGGTGATATAATATTATATCAAGAATCATATTTTGAAATAGACAATACAATCCATGCTCAATACTTTGCTGGTAAAGACCCTGATTATCCATATAATCAAAACCCACTTAACCCAGGACTAGAAAAATTTGGTTATAATGTAAGTGTAGTTTGCACTACACATTACGTACCTGCAGACCGTGTTAACATAATTAAAACTAGATCATAATGGCTGACCAAGGAAGAAAACCAATACCAAAATCTCAAAAACAATTAAGCGTTCTCCAACAAGAGCCATACAATGAACCAGGCCCTGGATTTCAACCTACTGGGAATCCTAATATTGCAGAAGGATTAAATAGAGGAGCTCAAACTTCATTTAAAGATGATTCTGTTAAACCTTTATCAATTGGATTAGAAGATTTAGATGGAGCGGTAATGTATTATTTTCAAAATGTAATTAAACCTTCTGTTATTCACAATGAAGAAAGATTAGCAGTTCCTATTATATATGGTTCTCCTGAAAGATGGAAATCATTTCAAAAAGATGGATATTATAGAGATGCAAATGGTAGAATAATGGCTCCTCTTTTAATGTTTAAAAGAAATAATGTAGAAAAAGTAAGAACAATAGCTAATAAATTAGATGCTAATCATCCTTACAACTACGCTGTATCCCAAAAACTATATAACTCACAAAATGCATACGATAAGTTTAATCTTCAAAACAACATCAAACCAGTTAAACAATATTATGCTACTGTAGTCCCTGATTATGTGACAGTAACATATGATTGTGCTGTGTTTACATACTATATGGATCAATTAAATAAAGTAGTAGAAGCTATCCAATACGCCTCTGATGCATATTGGGGTGATCCCGCTCGTTTTAAATTTAGAGCTATGATTGATTCTTTTTCTACAAATGTTGAAATGGCTGAAGGACAAGAACGTATAGCTAAAAGTGAGTTTACTATCAAATTAAACGGATATATAATTCCTGATACTCTACAAAAAGATCTTAATTCTGTTAAGAAGTACTTAAGCAAATCTACTATTAACTTTACAAATGAAGTAGTAGCTTCAATAAATGATGTTATTAACCTTCCCCCAACAAATGAAATAGATAATAGTTTTTTAAACTTAAACGATTAAATATAGTTTTTTAAACCTAAACTTATAAGACAAAAGTCTTTTAATATTTATAATAAAATATTACTAGTAAAACATGGCAATACTTACACTACGACAAAGCTCCATAGCAGGTTCATTACCTAATAATGTATATTTAAAAGGATCAAAACTATCCATTAGTGAAATGGATAATAACCTAATCCTTCTAGCAACTAATCTTTTAGGCCCTACTAACCAAATTACAGGATCATTAACCCTTTCTGGATCATTAGTAGATTTTACAGAAGTAACATCTGTTATTGGATTAAATGTAGTTGGAGCTATGGGTACATTTACTGGCTCCTTTATAGGAACTGGGAATATAACAGGTTCATTTACTGGATCTTTTGCAGGTAATGGCACCGGATTAACAGGAGTAACTGGAGAATGGGATGGAAGCCTTAATGGTAATGCTCAAATTACTGGAAGTTTATCCCAAGGAAATGGTAATATTACCCGAGGCATATATTCACATGCTGAAGGTCTCAACACATTTGCTTCAGGTTCATACTCACACACTGAAGGATCTTTTACAGCAGCATTAGGTTTTTATTCACATGCTGAAGGCCAACAAACAGAAACCTCAGGATCTTATTCTCATGCCGAAGGTTTTCAAACAGTAACTTCAGGATCATGGTCTCACGCTGAAGGATATTTAACAACAGCAATAGGAGAATACACTCATGCTGAAGGAAGGGAAACAACAGCATTTAGAACAGGATCACATGCCGAAGGTTTTCAAACAGATGCATTGGGAAATTATTCACACGCTGAAGGTCAACAAACTATAGCTAGAGGAGATGGTTCACATGCTGAAGGTTTCCAAACATTAGCATCTGGTTCATACTCACACGCTGAAGGATTTCAAACCGTAGCATCAAATTCATACTCACACGCTGAAGGCCTTCAAACAACAGCCTTGGGAAATTCATCCCACGCTGAAGGTTTCCAAACACTAGCCTCAGGATCTTATTCTCACGCTGAAGGTAGCCAAACTACCTCAGCAGGAGATAGTTCACACGCTGAAGGCTCAGGATCAATATCTTTAGGATTTTTTTCACACGCTGAAGGATTTGGAACATTAGCATCAGGCTCATTTTCACATGCTGAAGGCTCAGGAAGTATTACCTCAGGTTCATACTCACATGCTGAAGGCCAACAAACACTAGCATTGGGTCAAGCATCACACGCTGAAGGTTTTCAAACAATAACCTCAGGATCATGGTCTCACGCTGAAGGATATTTAACAACAGCAAAAGGAGTTGCATCTCATGCTGAAGGATTTTTCACAACAGCTGTTGGTCAAAATTCTCATGCTGAAGGGTTTCAAACAGTAGCATCTG